CCTTTCAGTCAGGCCCATGCTGACAGGGACTATAAATGCTCATCCTGCGCACGACATCTGCGTCAACCCTGCCTGTATATTCCCCATTGCATGGTAAAGGTAGGTAAGGATGGGAAGTCAGCGTTTAACTGTGGGTTACTAGGCGCTTCGGTTGCCTAGTGGCCCACATTATTAATTCCCGTGAAAGGAGATGAGATGAAACCAACAGAATTTAAATGTGACCAATGCGAGAAATCTTTTACCGAGGATCAAATGACTACTACAGGCGGGGATGAAATCTACTGCCAAGCTTGCTGGCTGGAGAAGGATAAGCTTTACAATACGTTCCAAGTAAAGTTTATCCAATGCTTCAAAGGAGATAACACATGAATAAACTGGAAACTTTATCAGAGATAGAAGGTATGTCAATAGAGGATATGATGGAGTCAGGCTTGACAGATGGTGTATGTCCTAGCATATGTATGAATAAAGGATGTGAGGCTACCTATGACTATGAGCCTGACAGTACCAATGGTTGGTGTGATGTATGTAAAACCAACACAGTAAAAAGCGTTATTGAATTAGTAATCTAAACGGAGAAATTATGTACCCAGTAAAAGTGTATGACAAGCATGGTAAATTGGTACGCACCATTGGTGTTAAGAAACTTAAGGAAATGGGAGACCAGAGATTAGGAAAGGGGTTTAAGTTTAGGATGCCATGCTATGTTAAGCCCCCTACTTTCAAGGAGGATATGCCTAATGCAAAACCCAAGCGCAAGAAGTGAGTTTGAAGAGAGGCTGGGTAGGCTACTAGATATCTGGTTTATGGATAAGTATGGGCAATATAGAGAGCATAAGAAGCTATCTACTGTAGGNACACAGCAATTCCTNCAATACGTATACGATATAACTTTCTATTTGCATTGTGTTGATGATGAAAGGGCTATGAATATTAAGCAGGAGGAGAACATGGTATGTGAGCGTTGTATGTGTAAGGATTATGTAAAGGTGCATGGGCATACCCAATGCGCTAAGTGTGGTTGCGTTACTGAGGACTGTTGTGAAGGGGAACCTCTTGCGTCCAAGGGTGATGCTACTTCTGTTAATTCCCAAGGGAAAGGGGGTGATGCGAGTGAGTAGACTGTATATTATTATGATCCTAACCTTGTCTATCGGAGTTATGTTCTGGTTAAACAAGGGAGAACCGAGGGTCAGCAATGTCAGTAAGTTGAAAGAAAATCATAACACTTCATTTGCTTTATTAACAAGTCCTGATAATTGGAAGTTCGTCCATTGTACTCCTACTAATATCGAATGTGGTCGCTTAGAATGATCTTTCTTGAGTTGTTGCTAAGCATTGTCACGCTGTATGGTATCCGCTTGTTCGGTAAAGGCAAGCGTAGAGGGAGTATTGTGTGCGTAGTCAGTAACTTCGGGTGGCTCAGTATGTGGATATATACAGGGCAGTATGGGTTTATTCCCATTGATCTAGGACTGCTTATAATCTACTGGGAACGCTTGATATTCCAGATGAAAGGGGGTGATTGAATGACGGGCATAAAGGGACGGTCAGGTAGGCGTTGCTTAAAGAAACCTACTAAGCGTGATGCAGAGATCATACAGGCTGTATTAAAGGGCGCAACCTTGGCTGAACTTGGACGTGTATACGGTATTTCAAGACAGCGTATACACCAAATTCGGAACCGTTGGACAGGCTACCGTATGAACGGGGGCGTGTATTATTACAATGGCGCACGAACTAACCTTAAGAAGAAGGAGAAATAACGATGAGTCTAACGCTACATTGTGGTGCAAGCGAAGTACATTACCATACCCTGAAAGACATTCCCGTAACCGATAAGGTACATTCTTGGGTGGGAAACAGGGGAGTAGTACGCACTCTCGCACGTACGGATCGCTGGAAAGGTATCCAGCATCACGACTTTGCAAGCAACGTAATACAAACGTGTGAGAAACTTGGGATGCCCATTGATATGGCTCGTACCCGATGGGGTGTGAGTAAAGAAGGGGCTGACTTGTTTGGATACATGAAGTTTCAGAAGGAAGTTAATGGACGGCCTACGGTATTGGGCAGGTATTTTTCAAACGACGTGGAACCCGGTATGGGCCTACGTCATTCCAACCGGGGTCGCTTTGCTGCCCAAGGAACCATTGGTGGTAGTGTGTTTGTCTGCGANAATCTTATTATCACAGGTTCATTTCTGTTTAGCAAACGTCATACGTTTAAGAACGTGGAAAATCTCAAGGATATTATTGCGTGCGGTATGATGCAGTATCTTGAGGGGATTCATAATCTAACCAAGCTGGTGGATAGGATGAAGTACCGCTTCATGGATGACCGTGCGATTGCGGATGTGTACCTGAGAGTAGGGCGCAGCAAGCTGATGCCTTGGACGCATATCAGCGACGTTGACAAGCTTTGGATCGAACCTACTCACGATACTTTCGCTGAGAGATACGATGCTTGGCGGTTGTATAACGCATTCAACTCGGTTGCTAAACGTTATAATCCTTCACGGCAGATGGATGTGGTGAAACAGATAGCAAGCTACATCCTGCCAGAAGAAGTACAGGAGGAAACCATATGCTTCTAACCCCTGAAGAAAGGAGGGCTGGTATAGGGGGTAGTGATGTTGGTGCTATTATGGGCGCTAACCCCTATTGCAGTCCGATTAAGCTATACAAGGAGAAGAAGGGGGAGGTTGCTCCCCCCTCTCTCAATCATGCGATGGAATGGGGAAACATTCTTGAGGATGTTATAGCAAAGAAGTATGCAGAAAACAATAACCTCTTCTTCTGTGAAGGACAGCGCCTAGAACTCCCCGATCCTTCTAACTATATGGGTGTGGTTTACAAGCCCAGTATCGTGCGAGGTGGCCCTGATGGGGCCATTGCGTGTGAGTGGGCGTATGCTCACCCAGATTTCTACGAAGAGGTNAAGGGCGAACTCTCTGGTATTGAAGTTAAGACCGTGAGTGAGGGAATGTACCGTAAGTATTGGGCTGAAGGGGAGATTCCCCCGTGGCAGTATTACCAAGTGGTATGGTACTCCATCCTCACAGGTGTAGAGAAGTGGACTCTCTTGGGGTTCGCTCCTCACCTACGTTTATCTGCTGATCCCTTGCTTGCCCATGATCTTTTCATCGATGCGGATACACAGCATAGGGTATTGGAGAAGGTGAAGGAGTTCTGGGAATGCTTGGAGAGTGACACCATTCCCCATGTAGATAAGCTTGGCAATAATGATATCAAGTTGTTATACCCAGAGAACACGATGGATATGGTACAGAGTTCTTCGTCTATTGATTTTCAGGTGAAGCGTTTGTACGCTGTTAAACAACTTATCAAACCCTTGGAGGAGGAAGAGGAATCGCTAAAGAACTCCATTAAGGCACACATGGGTAAGGGGGGTAGGCTTATCAGCCAAGAAGGAACAGAGCTAGCCACGTTTAAATCNCCACGTCCCAAGGTGAAGGTAGATCACAAGGGGATTGTTGAGTCGTTGAAGGGACACGTAAATGCCCATGTATTTCATAAGGCCGAGGCTGAGAATACAAAAGCATTCTTACAAACCAGACGCTTTTTACTTAAAGCCACTTACTAGGAGGTCTATGAAAATATCTAATAACGGAGACTCGCCAGATTACGGCTCGTATGATATGGGTACGTTCCCCGTGTCGGTAGCCTTGAAGATTGTTGACTTGGATAACCTAGTTAAAAACTTAACCAAGGCTGTTGGTAATGACGACGATCATTCAAGCGTAGTGTTGTTTCTTAATCGCAGGGATATTCACCTAACAGATGCAGAAGGTGTCCTTCGTGTAACAATAACTTTAGACTAGGAGGATATATGTCAGACGAAGCATTGGATAAACTTTACAATACGTTCCAATCAAAGAAGTTTAGGGATGACTTGGCTACCTGCATCAAGGCCAAGGGTGATAAGGGCATGGATTATATTCCTTGGTCTAACGTGATGGACAGGTTCATTCGCTTTTGTCCATCCATGACATACCAGTTCCATGAGTATACCCTCAAGCTAAATGAGGCGGGGATTCAATGCGAAACCCAACGCCCATACATGGGTGATAAGGGGGCTGGTTATTTTGTGACTACCAGTATCACCTGTTACGGGGTCACTCGTAGTATGACTTCTCCTGTATACGGTAAGACATTCACTACCGTGAATCTAAAACCTACATCCAAGGACATCCATAACGCCCAGATGCGCTGCCTGTGTAAGAACGCAGCGATGTTCGGGTGTGGTATAGAGCTTTGGACACGGGAAGAAGAGGCCCAGTTAAGGGCAGAAGCAGAGACACCAGCAGATACAGGCTTAGATGAGGACGAGATAATTAATGTTGCCAAGGAAGTGTTTAATGGGAATGAAGTTACCCCGCAACAGGACAGCGATGAGGCGTGTGATAAGTGTGGCTCCTCTATGGTGATGAAGAGAGGAAAGCACGGGCACTTCTTAGCGTGTCCCAATTATCCTGATTGTAAATTCACCAAGTCTATCCAACCATAATATAATAATAATACTTATTTAATATTATTATTATTATTATTAATAATTAATGTGGATCGGGGCGAAAGCCCCTTTCTGCTAGGAGCCTGTATGAATGATATAGCACCAGAGAATATGTTCTGCGCTAAGTTTGCGGACAGGGATGTGGAGCGTGTCATCCTATCCGCTATGATGCGTGAGGCAAGCGAAGCATCCTTCTTCCTAGACAGGTTAATTCCCAACGACTTTTATTACAACCTACATCAACAAATATATTCAGAGATTAAGGATTCCTACAAGCTGAACGGGGATACAGACTACATCACCATCAAGGCTAGGTTCTCTAATCACAAACGCATACGCCAGCTACTCGTAGAGATACAAGACTTTGCGTATGAACAACCTATAGGCAACGAGCAATCCTGTAAGTTACTAAAAGAGTTTTCTTCCAAGCGCCTTGTATCCCAGCTATGTACCAAGGCAATCAACTCCCTCAACGATAACAATGATTCCTCTAGCGCAATCAATATGTTACAGCAAGAGTCCACGGATATACTACGATCCCGTGACTTCTTGTTTAACGAGTCCTGCGTAGCAGAGCCTGAAGAATGGGTGGCTGATATTCAGAATGAGATAGACCAAGGGGAAAGACCAGAGGGTAGCTACGATGGGCCGGGTATAGGGATGCCCTTACTTGACATGAAGATGCACGGACTACAGGAAGTAAGTGTAATCTCCGCACCTACAGGGCATGGTAAATCCATGTTAGCCCTCAACTGGGTGGTACATATAGCCAACAGCGGAGACTACCCCCATAAGATACTGTATATTAACTACGAAATGAATCGTAAACAACTCGCCCGTCGTATATTCGCTATCTCTTCGGGCGTAACCTACGATGAAATTTATAACAGGCGCTTTCGTACCAAGGCCAACGCAAAGAAATACCATGACGCACGACTAGAACTACTGGAACGCAAAAACCTTATCATCACAGGCAACGAACCCAAGACCCTCAATACCACGATGGCCCTGATACAGGAACACGCTACCTGCAACGACGTGCGCATCGTAGTCATCGACCATCTAGGTGAGATTGCAAGCGAACGTGACGAATACAACATGGAGCATTGGATTAAACTGCAAAAGTATGTCAAGGAACTAAAGAACGTAGTCACTCGCCTAGGTTTGCGTGCAATTATAATCGCCCAACAGAACAGGGAGGGTTACAACAACGGACTAGGTGCTGCCGGAGGACTAGGCAGGGTGGCTGGAACCTTGGAACTCAGCCGTATATGTGATTGTTTTATCAATATGTATACTACGAGAGAAGGGCAAGCTGTAATTGCCTTGGAAAAAAACAGGAACGGAGAATCATGTAAATTTAAATCTAACTTTGATGGCCCAAGACAAACCATTACCTTGGAGGAGGCACTATGAAAAAAGGATATGTACTGGGTAGGGACTGCCCACAATGCAGAGACTTGAGCGACAATAATCATGGGGTAGCCTATTTATACGAGGATACCGAGGACTACTTCCCCTCTCAATACAGAGTAAATACGAAAGACCATAAACCTAAACTGAAACTATTCTTCTCCAGACAGGAAGCCAAACGATATATTCAGGAAGAGCTTGGAACAACCGAAAATGAAATTATGATTATCCCTAGATGCGAGGTGACTGATGAGTAAATACAGCAGGGACAAGGGGCAACGTGGAGAGAGGGAAGTATGCCACTTACTAAGCGAACACCTTAACCGCCCTATATCCAGAGAGTTAGGTGCTTCACGGGACGGGGGTTGTGATATTAAGGTTACGATGGGAGCCTTCGTGTACTACTTGGAAGTTAAACTATACCGCAAGATTACGCAAGCTAACGTAGCCGATTGGTGGGAGCAAGCCAAGAGACAAACGGAAGAACATGGGAAGGACAACCTGAACCCTATTCCTATACTGATCTACAGACAGAGCCATTGGAAATACTGGGAGGTAGTTATCCCATTGAATTATATGCTCTGGCAGTTATCAGCTACCAAGTACAAGATGAAAGATGAGGTTGCGCCACGCATTACTACCGATCTCAAATACCTGACTCACCTGATGCTACTGGATACAGACTCAACTATATCCAAGGGGACTATGGACATCTACATTGAGAGGTAATTCTACCACGTAGCGCACGTGTTTTTTGGGGCTACAGGGATTATT